GCAAAATGTTACAAAAATTGGAGTTGCAAAGGCAAGTGGAAAAGCTGTTTACTTTGATAAAGAAACCGATCAACAATTTGTATTAGGAAGAAGTCCAACAGAGCCAAATAAACAAATTCGTGTTTTATTTGAAGGGGATGTTGACCAAACAACTTCAAATGTTTCTGCTACTTCAGAATCCAAAGGAGCTGATGAAGGGGCTAAAACTATCGCAGAATTAAGTGCTAAACGAGTAGATTCAGCAAAAGTATCAGCAGCTAAAGCTATTGAACAAGCTGGTTTATTGCAAGAACTGCTAAAAACTCCTCAACCTATTTCTGGTTCTGGAGCGGCTGTACGTGTTGGGGCTTTACGTGTATTCTCAACATTTGGTTTAACAAGTTCTAAAGATGATGAAGCACTTGGAAATGCTGATAAATTTAACGCCCTTGCAGGTGAACGTGTTATTTCGTTTATTAAAGCTCTTGGTTCAAACCCCACAGATACAGACCGAGAATTTGCACGTACCATTGGCCCTGCCTTGGAAAAAGGAACAAAAACAAATGCAGACCTTATCAATTTCTTGTTAGAAAGAGCTAGAAAAGTTGTTAAAGATGCGGATGCAATGGAGAATTATTTCTACGATAACAAGTATAGTTTGCGTGGTTATAAGTCTCCTTTCCTGATTGATTTAGAAGCACCTAAATCAAATATTTCTAATAAACCAGTTAATCAAATGACAAGACAAGAATTGGAAGATGCAATAGAAGCAAAAAAACGTGAGTCTAAATAAGGAATAAACATGGCAACTTTAGCTGAACTTGAAGCAGAACTTCAAAAGCGTGGTGACACCACGTCTACTGAAAGTGTTTTAGACTTAAAAGGAACAACTTTAGAAGAATTTAAAAAATTTGGTGAATCTTCTTTAAAAGGTCTTAGTGGAATTGTTAGTGTTATTGGTGGGTGGGGTAATTTGTATGATTACCTTAAAGAAAGTAAAGACCCAAGTGCATTTTCTTCAACTGGGATTAAGCAAGCTCTTAGTAAACTTACTGGTATAAATCTTCAATCAATACCCGGATATAGGGGTGCATATCAGTTTGCTGAAGCTGGTGCGCCAGCCGCACTATTAACTGCCGTTGGCGTTCCGGGATTATTTTCTAAAACTCCTCTTGGAATTGCGGGAGAATTTGGTGTTGGTGGTACTACAGGGCTATTTGCTCAACAAGTAGCTCCTGATAGTCCATTGGCTCAACTAGCACTGCAATCAACTCCTTATGCTGTTAAAGGAGGGTTAAAAACTGCTGGTAGCATAATTACAAAGCCAGAAGGAGCATTCCCATCTATTGCTGAAACTCAAAGATTGGCAGAAGTTGGTCGTTTAACCCCCGGTGAATTAAGTTTAAATCGTCCTCAATTATCTACAGAAGCATTAGTAGAATCTGCTCCAGCTTCAGGACAAAACCCTATTCAATTTAGACAAGCGCAAGCTACTGATGTTGAATCATATTTAACAAATTTGTTTAAAAAAGTTAGTGGCAAGACTTTAAATCCAACACAAACAACGCAAGAAGTATTTACTTCATTTAAAAACTATGGAAAATCTTTAACCTCCAAATTAAGATCAGATGCAAAAACTGATTTTACTGCGGCTAAAAATGCCGGAGGAATGATTGACACAACTCCTGTTGTTGATGCAATTACAAGTAAATTAGGTGAACTTCCTCCTGAAATTGGGGCACTTGATCCTTTAAAAAATGCAATGCAACGCATTATTGATGAGTATGCAATTCCAGCAACTCCTACTCAAACTATTCCATCAACAATTCTTGGCCCTACTGGTCAACCAGCAACAGTCAATGTTATTCCCGGCACTCCTGCACAAAATCTATCAATAAATATTGATCGTTTACAAAAGAATTTATCTACATGGAGTGATGCTGTTTACTCAGGAAAAGCTAATTTTGGTAAAGGAAATATCTTTGAAGGTGTTGCTCCGGGTCAAGTAAAAAACATTTCTATAGCAGTTTTGAATGGCTTTAGAGAATCACTAGATCAAGCTATTGCAAATAAAGTTCCGGGTGCAGATAAATTAGTAGCTGCGAGAGATAAATTCAAAACAAATATTGCTCGTATTGAAGAATTTGCTGATAGGCCATTAACAAAAGCATTTGATAAAGACAAGGTAACTGAACTTGTACCTGAAGACGTAATGAGAGACCTTAAAACAATGCCTCCATCTCAAAGAAAATTTTTATTAGAGGTTATGCAAAGTAATCCAAACACTCATGTAACGGGGGTTTTAAATTCAATTCGCAGATCAAAATTTGATGATATTTTAAGTTCTGCTCAAATTAAAGGTGGTGCTGCTACAGACCCAACATTTAACATAAAAACAGTTTTAACAGAGCTTAATAAAAAAGACAGTACGCTTAATGATCTTTTTCCATTTTCTGCTGATTTAAACCAAGCAAAATTAGCAATGAACTGGATGCAGCGAGTTTTGTCTAGTGAATCACCTCAAATGGCTGGCGTGACAGGTGCTGAAGCCTATGGGCTTACTGGTGCTGCTGGTGCTAGCGCACAAGTCCGTCTTGCATCAAAAGAAACAATTCCTTATCTACGCAATCTGGTTGCAAATCCTTCTGATTTTGCTGATGTTATTTTTAATCCAAATTACAGACAAGCAATGGTTGATTTGGCAACAGAAAAAACAATGACTAAAAAAGCGATTAATGCTTTGGCAACATTGGCAAAAGGTTCTGCTATTTTAAGTGCTAGGGCTGGTGGAATGATGGGTCAAACACAACCACAAGAGCCACAAGAGCCACAAGAGCCACAACCACAATCTCAACAAGCAGAGCCGAGCTTGAAAGAACTTGAAGATGCTTTAAAACTTCTTGAAACACAGTAAGGATACAAAATTGATCCAATCAGCATTTGCCTCCTTGCGGCAGGACTTGTCAAACAGATTCAAGCTGGCTGTGACTTATACAAGCAAGCCAAAGAGTCTTTTGTTGAGATCAAGGCAACTGCTGATGAAGTCGTTGCCATTGGAAAAGAAGTCAGAGGATTTTGGGGGAAACTTCTATCAATCTTTGGACAAAAGCCAAAAACAACTGCATCCCCACAAGCCTCAAAGTCTGTGGCGAAAAAGAAGGAAAAGTTTGTTGCCGTTGACGAAACCCAAGTAAAAGTTGATATTGTCAAGAATCTGACTGAGTTTTTCAGACTTCAAGAACAGTTAGCGGCACACATCAGAGAAGAAGAAGAAAAGAGTCTGACAGTCTATGACCCTGACCAGAACCACATGGAAGCGGCTTTAAAGAGGGTGATGGCACAGCAAGAGATGGATGCGTTAGTTGTGCAGATTCGTGAGTGTATGGTGTATCAAAGCCCTCCTGAGATGGGCGCACTGTACTCAGAGGTCTTCAGCATGAAGGACAAGATCGAGGAGGAGCAAACTCAGGCAAGGTTAAGGCAAGAAGCTATCAAGAGGCAAGAGGTATGGCTACGCAAAGAGGAGGAAAGAAACCTACAAGCAAAGCTAGGAGCAGTAATAATGATTGGATGGATTGCCGCTTGCGTACTGATAGCCTTGCTTTTACCTTTGATGGCATTTCTTTATCTTGACATACTTGAAGTTAAAAATGAGGCAAAGTCTCAGATCGAAAAAGTAGAGAAACTCAGAAGACAGATTGAACAAAAGGAAAGGAAGAAAGATGACTAAGCAATTGGAAAAAGATTCTGTTTACAACCAATTTGACACTGACCGTGATGGTGTAGTGACTGATGCTGAGTTGGCAAGGTCTGAGCGCATGATTCAAATTGAAAATCTTGACAAGATGGCTGACCAACAAAGGGTTATGGCATGGGCGGCACTTGGCGCACCTCCTGTTTTGATTGCTTTCTTGGCCTCTGCTTGGGTGACGCTAGAGAAAGTTAATGCTTTGGCAGGGCTGACTACAACTTACTGTGCGGCAATGGGAACGATTGTGGTTGCGTTTATGGCGGCACAAGCCTATGTTCGTGGAAAGACAAGCGAATGAGTATCTTTAACCCTTGGGTGATTCTTGCCTTCATTTTGGCAATGATTACATCATTTAGTGGTGGCTACTTGAAGGGTGGGCAAGATGAGTTTGCCAAACAACAAATGGAGATAGCTCGTTTAAACAATGAGGCTAGGCAAACGGAACAGGCACTGGTGACAGCGGTGCAGAAACAAGCAACTGAACTGGTAAAGGCAAACAACAATGCAAAACTTGTTATTCAAAAGCGTAATCTCACAGCCAGAAAGCTCAACGCCTGTATCGCAACCTATAACCAAGTCAGAGAGATGATTAACCAGAAGGAGAGCAAATGAACAGTGAACAGTTAGCCCAAGCATTAAAGATAACGCCTATCAAGGCAGAGGAGTGGATAGATGCAATCAATGAAACTTTTGATCGGTTCGACATTTCAACGCCTGAAAGACAGGCTTGTTTCTTGGGGCAATGCGCTCATGAAAGCGGTGGATTCACTGCTCTCAAAGAAAACCTGAACTATTCTGCTGAAGGTTTGACTAAGGTTTGGGCAAAGCGTTTCCCATCTTTGGAAGTCGCACAGCCATACCATCGCAATCCTGAGAAGATTGCCAACAAGGTCTACGCTGACCGCATGGGCAATGGAAATGAAGCCTCTGGAGACGGGTTTAAGTATCGTGGCAGGGGTTTGATTCAGTTGACAGGCAAAGATAACTACAGAGCTTGTGGAGAGGCTTTGGGAGTTGATCTAGTGGAAGACCCTGATTTGGTATCTAGTCCTCAGTATGCGGCTTTGTCTGCTGGCTGGTTTTGGGACAAGAACAAGCTGAACCAGTTTGCTGATGCCAATGACATGACAACCCTGACAAAGCGTATCAATGGTGGTACGCATGGATTAGATGACAGGGTTGCCAGAACTCAACACGCCATTGATGTTTTAATGGCTTGAGTCGTCAAATAGGTGGAGTATGACCCATATACCAATGATGAGGACTGCTCCACCTATTGCCATAAGCAGAATTATGTTAAGTATGTTAGCTAACATTTTTCACCGCCCATTCTCTTTCGTTGCGCCCTGATTTTGACTTAACTGTACGCCCTGTCAATTCAATCAAGTCCATTTTGGACAACTCGTTTAAACGCCTTGCAACCTGATTTGAGTCTAAGCCGCTAAGTCTGGCTATACCATCCTTTCCAAGCGCACCATGAGCCTTTAAAGTGTCCACAATCATGCTGAAATGCTTGGATGCCAAGTCTTTGGCTGAGTCTGCTGACTCGTAACTGGTGATAGGGTCTGAATTCCTAACCCTGTTGAAGATAGGCAAGTCAAAAAATCTTTTCACTTCACCGCCAAAATGTATATCGTCAAGTTTACTCATCATTCACTCCTGTTAAGTTAGTGGGTACTCACTTACGCTTTCCCCTCCGTTCTAATTAAAACGGGATGTCAGAATCCATATCCTCAATCCTAGCTTTAGGCTTGCTTTGAGGCTGGCTTGGTTGGTCTTCCTTGGGGCTGACAGCTAGTCCCATGAACTTGCCGTTCTTGCCCTCTTTAATCCATGCTGAGAGCCAGAATTCCTGTCCACCCACACGAATGTTCCCTTTGTAGTCGGGATGATTGTCTTTTTCCTTTTTGTCGTTTTTAAAAAGTACGCCACTATTGTCACGCTGTTCCATGTTTACACCTTAATTTCATTGAGTTTTTTAACTTTGTCATCCACTTCCGCAAGAAACTGGATAACTTCACTTTCGAGTTCTGCAATATAGACATCATTGCGCTCGATTCTTTTGACAAACAGTTGAAGGTGCGCTGGCATTCGTGGGTCGAAACTCACAAAGTCACACCAACTTCTGTTTGCACACGCCATTTGCCACTGCATCTGGTCGTAATACTTCTTTGCTGGCTCATCACCAAGAATAGTGTCGATATGGGTTGAGGTGTTAGGACACTTAATCTCTAAGCATCCATCGTCACCAATCAGACCATCAGGAGAGGCGGCAGACAAGGCAATTCGTGGATGGTCAATAGCACCTACCTGATCGACTGTATTGCCTGTTTTAACCTCGTATGCGGCTCTGGCAAAGGGTTCGTTCTCGACACCCCACTCCATTGCGGCATTTGAGTAAGACTCTCCCACTTGATTAGTCATGCGCTCGACTACCAACTGTGCCATGTAGTTTGTTCTGCTGGTGCTGTAACCTGTCTTTGTCTTAGCAACAATGTCAGAAATACGAGAAGCAGTAGCTTTTCCACAACGCTGTGCAAACCATTCGGGCGATTGCTGAGTAACTTCAGGCAAATTTTCCATACATTTCCTTTCTTGCCTTTTGATAAACAGACTTGGCTTCTTCTATCGTTTTAAAACATCCAAGATGAATTCGTTTTTTATTAACTGCAATTCTTGCCGTATAAGAGCCATTTGGATTAGAACGAATTCCCATT